TGGAGAATCAATAGAAAGCGTGAACTCAGCATAAGCCCAAGCGCTAAAGTAATTAACGCCATTGATAAGAGAGGCAACTCGCACATAGGCTCTATAGGTAGTGCTATTGGCTAAGTCGCCTTCAAGGGTTTGACCAAGATTTGTAGATGTAATAATTCCAGTACCGATAGTTGGCGTGGAGGTGTCTGGGCTAAAAGATGCCCCACTATAAGTAGTTGAATCAAATATTTTAATTTCATAGGCGGATTGAGGACTACCATCAGAAAATACTGGAGTCCATTGAACTGACGGGAATGATGTATTTGTAATGGTTCCAGTTGGAGCGGTGACTGTCACCGTAGGGCGTGGAGCGGTAGTTACAACCGCATAGAGTTTATACAAAGTTGTTCGGTTGGTTGGGCTTGGCGGGGCAACTGAGGAGCCAGTTGCGCCATCTGTAAATTTGACTACTAGATTATTAAGAAGTTCTTGAGTCCAAGCCGCACCATTAGGAGCGCTGGGCAATTTGAAACCTAAATCGTATGTTGTAGCAGAAACAATTCCCTGTTTTGTAATCGGTACGCTGTAATAAACAGTACGACCATTGCGGTCTGTAATAACCCCGATGCTGAACTGAGCAAGGGAATCTGATGCCAAAGAAAGAATACGAGCGTAAAGATTTACAGATGTTATTTGTTCGTTAGCCGATAAAGTTGTTGTTTCGAACTCAGCCTCGTAGGAAGCGGGTACTGTTAAATCTGTTCGCTGTAAATAAGTGGCATCACTATTATCTGCCAAAACCGCAAAGTCAGAGCCACCAGTACCAGTAAAAAGAGTATCGCCGTTCCAGTTAGCGTTTGGGTAAAGCGTATATTCAGCCATTATTTAGCCGCCAATTCCTTAGCCAAGATTGCAAATGTTTCTTGAATCTTATCGGTTATTGCTTTCAGTTGTTCTTCGTCATTCATTCCCTTTGTATCTATAGATACTTGGAAAGCACCTTGGGCAATATTTACTACACTACCTCTTGAAGTTGTAAGGAGTTGAGCCTCTGTAAGACGGTTATATTGAGATTGAGCATTTGCAATTAAACCGCCGTAAGCCGCATCTGAACCCATCTGCCCAATAGCCGCACCTGAGTATTCAATAGCCTTTTGCAGACTGCTAATTTCATCAACTGCCGCCTGACCTCCGCCAAGAATTGATGCGGCTAACTGAGCGCCCTTAATCGGTCCAGCCTCAATAATGTCTTTTAGCGCACCCGCATCAAGATTCATACTTTGAAGTTGCTGAATCTGAGCCGCAAATTGCATACTCTTATTAAGGCGAGAATTCATATTTTCTATGAGGGATTTAGCCTTTGGAATAAATCCATCAGGCAACTCAACGCCCTTTAGACCAGCAAATCCTACGATGGTGTCCTTGAGGCTGTTAGCGAAGTCAGCCGCCGCATTGCGGAGGTCATCGAGTACGCCCTTGATTGAATCAATACCTGCTTGCATTGCATCGCGGATTGACTTCATTCGGTCAGCGTTTCTTTGAATTGCATCAGCCGCCGCATTATCATCTACTACACCAGGCGGATTTTTTGGAATCACCGACTCAGCAAGAATGTTTCCGAAACCAAGACCAGTTTTTAGTTTTTGAAGTAAATCGCCAATTGATGAGCCAACTTTTTCAACAAACCCTGCATTGGTAAAAGATTCAATGGTTGCCGCTGTTGAGATAAGCCAATCCCCAGCCTTTTTTGCTCCAGCGCTTGCTGTATCCATAAGAGTCGCATAGACATCTTTAGCCTTAAATTTTTCAAGCATACCAATAGTTACTCCGAGAACGCTTGAAGCCTTATCCGCCCCAGTAATAATTCCACCAAGAATTTTGGAACCGTCTACTTTTGATGTGAATTGAACTGCTTTATCTGCAAAATCGAGGAGTTTATTGGCTACATTTGATAATGTTCCAGCAATTCCGCCTTCGTAATTGCCCCAACCTTTTGATGATTCAATAACGACCTTACTTGTTTTTGTAATTGCATCATTTATTGAGTTTTGACCATCAACAATAGATTTTGCTACTGAAGATTTTTCTGTTGAGGAGTTATATTCCTCAACTGTTTCTTTAGTTCCACGAATAGCGGTTTGTAATGCTTCAAGTCCAGAAACAATAGCGCCACCGCCAAGCCATGTAGGTATCATTTTTGCTTTATCAATAAACCAATCAAGAAAACCAGCAAACTTCTCACGCATAAATGAAATGACACCGCTAATCATTCCGCCAAGTTTGCTGAAAATTGAGCCTATGAACTCTGTTGCCTTGCCAATAGCCGCAACAATCTTGCCCCATACCTCACCAATGAAGTCTTTCAACTTACCCATGAAGTAAATAATGGTTGCTACGCCCTTAATCATATTGGCGTAATAGGCAAGTACGGCGGTGATTACTGCTCCGATTACTCGGGCAATGAACTCAAAGACAGCCGAAATGCCGTCAGCAATAGATTTGTGTTCTGTTACTACTCTAAGGAAGGTATCTATCCACCACTTATACCATTTTAGCAAGTATGTAATTGTGGTAAGAACCGCATCAAGGATGAACTCATAAACAGCCGCAATTGTTCTTCCGAACGCATTGTTTGAACTCATTACTTCTGAGTAAGCGACTAACAAATGTCCTAAAGTTCTCATAACGAAACCAATGACCGCTCCAACTACCTTGGCTACGGTATTAAACACATTAGTCATAACTTCTCTAAATGTTTCAGATTCTTTCCATGCGTAAATAAACGCAACAATCAAGCCTACAATAGCGGCAACAATTAAACCGATTGGGTTTGCAGTCATAGCCGCATTTAATTTAAGCATAGATGCGGCTAAAGCATTAGTAGAGGCTATAGATGCTAACTGACCACCTCTCATTAAAACTTGAGCGACAGCAATGGCTTGCGTAGTAAATGCAACTGCACTTTGAATTATTGGAATTGCAATAAGCGCAATTTTGTAAGCAAGAAAAGCACCGACAAGAGCCAAAATTACCCCAGTTAGGACTTTAGCGATTGTTGCGTGTGTTTTTAGGAACCCAGTTACAGAATTTATCACCGATGCTAAACCACCTATTGCTTTAGCAAAAATGGCTACTGCATACCCACCTGCAACCGCAAGAGCCTTTCCAACTTTTACAATGACATCAAGGAAAGGTCTCATTGAAATTGCTAAATTATTTACAGCGGTTCTTACCTGAGTGGATGTTAGATAGAGGGTTACTAAACCAACTGTAATAATTCCAATAGGACCAGCCAAACCGCCTAGCACCGCTCCCAGAATTGGCACATTTGCAAAAATAGCGGCTCCAGCAAAAGTAGCAAACATCGCCATCATTGCCGCAATTGCAGGAAGAAGGAACTCAATGGCTCCAGCCATTTTTTTGACTGAATCCCCTACTGGGTCAAAGTTGGATTTAACCTCACCCGCCGCAGTTGATACCTTAGTAAAATTATCTACAATGTCTTTCATTTTTTCAAGGAATGTGACTACTGGGGCGGTCAGTTTAATAATTACTTGTTTAACAGCCTCAATTGCTGTCCTAAATACCACGCTACCTGTAATAGCCTTACTTATGGATTTGTAGAACTCGTAAAGAGTAAAAACAATAGGACCAATACCCTTTAAGAGCATATCTCCTAGGGAAACTTGAATATCATTTGTAATACGGGCAAAGGAACGGAGTACCTTACCTGGACTTTGCATCGCGGCTTCGTATGTTCCAGCAACCTTAGCCGCCTCAGCAAGCGCACCCGTGGCAACTGCCTGTTGCTTTTCCTGATAAGTAAGGGCGCTGGCTGATTTTCCAATGCTCTTAGCAAATGATTCATACATCTGACCAGCAGATTTCTGGATACCAACAGATTTAAGAACTTCACTTCGGCCCGTGATAACAGCGTGGGTAAGCATATTAAAGGTTTCTGTTGAGTTCTTTCCAGATACAACAGCAAGGTCTTGAGCCGCTCTAGCCAACTGAGAGGCATAGGCTAAATCTAAATTGTTTTGAGCAAACTTAATGGCTGATTGCTGGGCAATCTCCATCTCAATACCCATGTCTTTTGTTGCTATAGCCGCATCTCTGATTGCTTGATAACCAAGACCAGTTGCTTTACCTACGGCGTTCATTGCAACATCTAACTCATCTACGCGAGCCGCCGCCATAAATGATTTGGTTCCCAATGCAATAAGTGTGGTTAAAACTCCAGCGGATGCAACGCCAACTCCAACCATTGCTCCACGGAGGCGCGAACTCTGATTAACAAATTCATTCATTGACTGAGATGCTTTTTGCATCCCGTTTGTGAATTGTGCGGTTTCAGCGGTAAGC